GAAGTGGTTGTTCGATGCTGCCGACGCTCTGGCGACCAACGAGTCAGCCCGCGTCTTGGCGATCGGCAATCCCGACGACCCGCACTCCCACTTCGTCAACCAGGTGATGAAGCCAGGCTCGGACTGGAACCAGATCACCATCGACGGATACGAGACTCCGAACTTCACCGGTGAGCAAGTCCCCGACGAGCTGCGCGAGCTACTCCTCTCCCAGCTCTGGGTCGAGGAGCGCAAAAAGCGCTGGGGGGAGAACTCCCCGCTGTACATCTCCAAGGTCCGGGGGCAGGCGCCGGAGATCAGCGACAACACCGTCTTCGCTCCGTCCCTGCTCCGCGAGTGCCAGGAGCGCGAACTGCCCGGCACCGCCAAGGGCAACTACGGCGCTGATATCGCTCGCGAAGGGGAAGACCGCTCGGTAGTTGTCCGTGACCGTGCGGGCGTCATCCGCACGGTCAAGGTGCTCCCCAAGCAGGACACGATGGCGACGGCTGGCGAGCTGGCGCAGATCCTGCGGCTTCGCGGCGACGTGCCGATGCAGGTAGACGCTGATGGCCTCGGTGCCGGCGTCTTTGATCGCCTTCGTGAGCAGGGACTCCCGGTCCACGAATTTCGCGGCGGCATGAAGCCGATCGACACCGAGCGTTTCATCAACCGCCGAGCCGAGATCTTCTGGACCCTGCGCGAGCGGATGGAAGACGGCGAGGTCGACCTTCCGGCCGACGGCGAGGACGACGACCTGATCGCTCAGCTCGGCTCCCTGCGCTTCTTCCTCGACTCCCGAGGTCGCATCGGCATCGAGTCGAAGGACGACATGCGGAAGCGCGGCCTGCCTTCGCCCGACAAAGCAGACGCCGCAGCAATGAGCTCAATCCCTGTCGGAGGGCTGGGCACCCCGATGACCAAGAGCAGCACCGGCCTGGACGACAACTTTCTGACCAAGGAGTGGTGAGTGGCTTCCGATTCCCGCGCCTCGGCGCCAACCAGCGAGATCGGGAGCGCCACCGGCTACGGGGGCGCCGGCGGCTTCGCCCAGGCGGTCCCGTGGCAGGCATTCATCCAGACGGGGGAGTACGCCCCTGACCTGAAGTGGCCGCAGTCGACCAAGGTCTATGACCGGATGCGCACCGACGCTCAGGTCAAGGGCCTGATGCTCGGCTCCGTGTTGCCGATCCGCCGGTTCCGTTGGCCGCTCGATCCGAGCAACGCCCGACCTGAGGTGGTCGAAGCGCTGGCCAAGGATCTGAACATGCCGATCAAGGGCGAAGACGAATACCACCCGGGTCGCCGTCGTAACGCCTTCTCCTTCGGCGATCACCTGGCCGACGCCCTGCTTGGCCTGGCCTACGGCTTCATGTACTTCGAGACCGTCGGTGAGATCGGGGCGGACGGCAAATGGCACCTGACCAAACTGGCGCCGCGACACCCGCGCACGATCGGGCAGATCTTCGCCGAACCGACCGGGGAGCTGGTGAAGGTCCGCCAACTCTTCGGCATCCAGAACGAAGACATCCCGGCCAATCGCCTCGTCACCTACGTCTGGGAACAGGAGGCGGGGAGCTGGGTCGGCACCTCCATGCTGCGCGCCTGCTACCGCTCCTGGCTCTCCAAGGACGAGCTGATGCGGGTCGACGTGACCAAGCACCAGCGCAACGGGCTCGGGCTGCCCGTGGGCGAGGCACCCCCGGGCGGCACGCAGCCGCAGATCGACGCGATGCAGCAGATTGCCTCAGAAGCGCGGAGTGGCGACACCGCCGGGGTCGGGATCCCGAACGGCGCCAAGCTCTCTCTGCAGGGCGTCCAGGGTCAGCTCCCCGACACCGTCGCCTCGATGAACTTCCACAACGAGGAGATGGCGCGCTCCTTCCTGATGATGTTTATGCAGCTCGGGCAGACGAAGACCGGCTCGCGGGCGCTGGGGTCCGACTTTCTCGACTTCTTCGGCTTCGCCCAAGAGGCGATCGCCGACTGGATCGTCGACGTCTTCACCGAACAGGTCATCGAGTTCTGGGTTGACCAGAACTACGGCAAAGACGAGCCGGCACCCCAGCTCTCCTACGAACGGGCCGATGGCGAGGATCTCTCGGCGCAGGACCTGGCGCTACTGATCCAGACCGGTGCACTGCAGGTCGACGAAACGATCGAGAACCAGATCCGCCGCCGCTACGGCTTCTTGCCGATCGACCCCGCCGACCCGCCGAAACCGGCGACCCCATCTTCCGCGCCCGAGCCGACCCCTGCGGTCACCGCGAGGGCACGGGAGCGGCGGCGCGCCACGGTGTCTGCGGCGGCCAGCGACTCTCTCCCGCTGCCCGATCGCGAGCTGCGCCGCCAGCCCTACTCGCAAGAGGTACAGGCCAAGGTCGACTACGAACTGATGGACGCGCAGATCCAGGGGCAGATCGACTCCCTGGTCGCGAAGGTCAAGACTCTCCAGGGCGATCAGATCACCGAACTTGCGGCGGCTATCGAGAGCGCAGACAACGACCTGACGAAGCTGGCGCAACTCGAAGCCGCCCCTGTATTCAGCGAAGTGCTCGAGGACGCCATGCTCGAAATGGCAGCGCAGGGCGTCGAGCAGGCTGTAGGCGAGGCCGAGCGCCAGGGCATCACCCCGACGGTGCCGGACCTCGACACGACCGGGCTGACGAACCGCGCCGGCGCCGTCGACACGCTGCTCTCTCGCTCGCTGTCGGAGGCCGCTGGGCGCAAGGCCCTGAGCCTTACCGCGGAATCCGGCGCGCTCTCCGCAGCCGATGTCGCATCTCAGGTGGGCGAGTACCTCGGTGGCCTCTCCGATGACTACCTGAAACAGCAGCTCTCCGGCGCCACGGTGCAGGCCATGAACACCGGCCGCAAGGCGGTCTTCGCCGAGAACCCGCCGAAATACCTCTACGCCTCAGAGCTGCTCGACGAGAACGCCTGCGAGGAATGCGTGGCGATCGACGGCACCGAATATGACACGCTGGAAGACGCCGAGGCGGACTACCCAACCGGGGGCTATGCCGACTGTCTCGGCGGGCCGCGGTGCCGGGGGACGCTGGTGGCGGTGCACACCGACGAGGCAGCGCCGAGCCAGTGACTATGCGGCTAGCTGCGAACGAATCCGCTCTTCATATTCGGCTAGTTCTCCCGGCAGGGGCATACGTCCGACCGTGTCGAGCGTGCTTGCGTTGTCGTCGCGCCATGCACTGAGCGCTGCTTCCGGAAGTATCGCCTCCATGGCGCGCTGAAGCGCTTCGGCAAAGGTAGGGCTCAGGGCATCCACTCATCTCAATTCTACCTCACTCAGGAGGACACCCCACATGGAGTACCGCACCGTCGAGGGTGTCGAGATCGCGACCGTTGGCATGGAATGGCATGCGAGCAGCGGCGACCACTCGGTGACCTTCGAGAACCTGGCCGACGCCGTCGTTGCCGCCAACGAGGACCCGCACATCGTGGTGCCGCGAGTGAAGATTGGGCACACCTCGGAGGTCAACGGTGAGCTGAGCGTCGTCAACCCCTTCGCCGCGTTGGAAGATGCGGAACCTGCCTTCGGTCGCTACGTGAATCTGCGGCTCACCAACGATGGCGCGACGCTGATTGGCGACTGGGTCGAGGGGCCGGAATGGCTGGTCGACGCGGCGCCGAGCGCCTATCCGGGCCGGTCGATGGAGGCACGAACTGACGTGGTCACTGAGGGCGGGAAACGCTACTCGATGGTCATCGTCGCGGTTTCCCTGCTCGGCCCGATCGAACCGGCGATCAAAGACCTGGAGGACTTGGAGCGGTTCCTGATCGAGGGACCGGAGAACGTGACCACGGCCGCCACCCGGCCAGAGGAGGAGCGGATGTCAGAGCAGGTAGACGCGAGCGTGTCGGCGGCGACGATCCGCGAACGCTTCAACTTCGACTGGGCGACCAGCGAGCCGATCGACGGCATCGACACCTACTGGTGGTGGGCGAGGGATGTGCGCATCGACCCCAACGAGGTCATTGCCGACGACGACGAGGGCAACTGCTGGTCGATCCCGTTTGAGACCGACGGGAAAGACGAGATCACCTTCGGCGAGCCGGTGAAAGTGCGAGAGGAATTCGTACCGATCACGGCGTCGGCCACTTCCGTGGTCGCCAACTTCCGCGAGCGCAAAGGGCAGCAAGTGCTCGCTTCCAATCTTGAGCGTCCGGACAAGCCGGCGCCGAAACCGGCTGCCTCCGCGCAGCCAGAGGAGGAGACCATGCCAGAGATCGATCTGGACAAGCTCCGCGAGCGGCTCGGCTTGCCCGACGACGCGACCGAGGAGCAGATCAACGAGGCCTTGGCCAAAGAGCCCGAGACCCCGGAGGCGCCCGAGGGCGAGCCGACTGAGACCCCGGAGACTGAGGAGACGACGGACCAGCCTGTTGCTGCGAGCGTCGACCCCGAGGCCCTGGAGCAGATCAAAGCCGAAGCCGCCGATGGGCGTACGGCTCGAGTCACCCAGCTCTCCGCCGAGCGCACCAAGATCATCGAGACCGCAGTTGGCAATGGCAAGTTCCCGCCATCTTCGGCAGCCGCCTACCGCGCCCAGCTCGACAAAGGCGGCGAGATCGAGGCCTCAACCCGGGCGTTCATCGACGGGCTCGAGGAGAACGTCGTCCCGGTCGAGGAGATCGGTGCCAGCCAGGTCGCCGAGGGCGGTCACGTCGCCCGCGTTCTCTCGTCCTTCGGAATCAACCGCGGGTGATCCGCGCAAACCAGGATCGAGGAGGTCCAGATGTCTGAGCAGATCGCTCGCTACAAGCCAGGGCAGAACGTCCCCGGTTTCGCACAGGCCCAGGTCAACGCCGGCCGCTTCGTCGCCGTGGTCGGGCCGAAAACGGCCAACGGGGATTACCCGATCGAACATGCAGCGGCCAAAAGCAAGAGGCCATTCGGGGTCGCCGAATATGACTCGGGGCCGACCACGCAGGACGCAACCTCGGTCGAGCGCCGGGTCAACGTTGTCCGGCGCGGGGCCATCGCCCGCGTGCAGGCGGGCGTCAACCTGATTGCCGAGGAAGAGGTCGGCATCGGCGCCAACGGGAAAGCGGTGAAAGCCGAAGACCCATCGGAAGCCGAAGTCAAAGAAGGAAAACTCACGAAGGTGCCGGCCGTCGGTCGCTGCCTCACCACGGTGAGCGCGGAAGCGTTCGCCGAGGTTGATCTCTACTAGGAGGACGAACGATGACCACGGTTCAGAATCCCGTCGCGAATCCTCTGGGTGGAGCGACGGTCAGCGGTACCCAGATCACGGTCGACGCCCTGGTCAATCCGCCGACGATCATCCCGGAGATCATCCGGAATCTCGTCGCCGAGAATCAGGGCTACTTCATCGAGCAGGTGTTCAACACCCCCGGCCTGACGGTCCAGGGCGGCGCGGTGATCTACACCGAGACGTTCCCGGAGGACTACTTCCTTCCGGCCGATCAGTCGATCGCGCCTCGCGCGCCCGGCTCGGAGGCCGTCCGTCTCGGCTCGACTCGTCACACCCCGAAGGTCAGCCGGCCCGAGTCATACGCCGGCACCATCGAGGTCCACGACGAGGCCAAACGGCGCAATCAGGTGTTCACCGTCCAGCGTCAGTTCACGCAGGCGGCTAACACGTTCGCCGACAACCTCCAGACCCGAGGCATCGCGACTCTGATCGCGGCGACCTCGGCCTGGGGACGCGAAATCACGGCGGTCTCCAAAGGCTGGCGGAAACCCTTCACCGAAGGCTTGCTGAAGGCAGATCCGTCCAAGCTCGCGATGGCCGACTTCGCCGCTGTCTTCCAGCAGTTCGAGGAAGACAAAGCGGGGATCCGACCTGACCTGCTGATTGTCAACCCGGCAGACGCGTTCTACCTCAACCTGACCTACCCGAACGGGCAGCTCAAAGCCCTGCTCGCCGAATGGGGCCTGACGCTGAAGTCGACTCCGCTGCAGACGGTGGGCAGCGCCCTCTTCTGCAAGGGCGGCCAGGTCGGGCACATGCTGTTCGAGAAGGCGCTCGATCAGGAGTTCGAACGAGACGCCGACGCGAAGACCGACCTCTACGTGCTGGAGGTCGTCCCCGTCTATGTCGCCGACAACGCTGCAGCGGTGCTGCAGGTCACGGGGGTAAACGGCAATGGCTCCTGATCAGGAGGTCGTCTCCATCCTCAAGGCCTATTGCGACACGCCCGACGGGATGGTCGCTGTCGGGCGGGGCGAGTCGCTCCCGTCAGATGCACTGGACGGCGAGGCGGATCGCCTGCGGTCGCTCGGTGCCCTCGGAGCGCCGGAAGATCCCGCCGCTGCCGAGTCGGGCGACGAGGTAACGGCATTGACCGCGAGCCTGACCGAGGCGCAGATCACCGATTACGTCCGCGACACCACGATCAAGGACATCGTGGCTGCCGTAGGCGATGACGCTGATCTCGCCAAGCGAGTGCTCACGGCCGAGGCCGACGCCACGAACGGCGAGTCCCGCCCGTCTCTGGTCAAAGCACTGGGGAAGATCATCGCCGCTGCCGAGTCGGGCGACGAGGTCTAGCCCTCCGATGCCCACGCCCCGCGACAACCCGGTCGCGGGGCCCTGACGTATGGCCCTGGAGGACTTCACGCCGACGCTGGCCGATGTAGCTGTCCACATGCGGGCGCGGCTCAAGGACAAACTGGACAATCGGCTGGAGAACTTCACTGCCGACACGAACCCCACCCTCAAACAGATCGAAGCTCTGATCTCAAAGGGCGTCCGCAAAGTTGCCGCCAAGATCGGTATCGAGATATGCGAGGGGGGGGATACTGATCGGCAGGCTGCGCTGTACGAAGACGCCCGCGACCTCGCCGCCCTTGGCGTGGCTATCGTCGCCGAGCGCTCGTACTACCCGGAGCAGGTGGGCACCGAACGCTCGCCCTACAAACCGATGCTCGAGGAGTATCGGGAAAACGCCAAGACGCTGGTCGAGGCTGTCGCCGAGCATTGTGGTGGAGGAGATGGTGAGTCCGTTGGCGGCACCGGGCCACTGCCTTCTGCGTCCTTCCCCTGTCCCTCCGACTGGGCTGGGACCACCTGGTGAGGCTCGATCTCGATGTCTTCGGAGATGAGCAGATCAGCCGAGAGCTACTGCGTTTCTCTGCTCGCGCCGGGAACGCACAGCCCGCCTTCCACAAGATCGCGGAGGACATGCGCGAGCAGATCGGTCAGCAGTTCGCCACTGAGGGTGAGCGTGGGTCCGGCGGTTGGGAGCCGCTGAAGGAAGCGACGATTGCGGCAAAGGCCTCGGCTGGTCTTGATCCCCATATCCTCCAAGCCACTCACTCGCTCATGGAGTCCCTCACCGGCACCGGCGGCGACCACATCGAAGAGGTCACCGACGACTCCCTCCTCTTCGGCTCGAGCAACGCCTACGGGAAATTCCATCAGAAGGGCACGTCGCGTATGCCGGCGCGTAAACCGGTCGACTTCACCGAGCTGGATCGTCGTGGCTTCATCCGCACGCTCCAGGCCTACATCGTGGAAGGGGTCGTGCGGTGAGCGTTGACCCGGTCTTCGGACCGAGTATCCGCGAACGCCATGTGCAGCGCGCGGTGCGAGACACCGTTAAGCGGTGGATCACCACGTACCTCGCAGCTATCGAGCGTGCGGAGGAGCTTGACCCGCGCTCTCTCCCGGAGCCAAGGTCATATGTCCTGAAGGATGACGGCACGCTGAACAAGCGTCCCTCAGATCAGACCCCCACGATCTGCGTGCTCTGCCCGGGCACCTATGGAGACCCGGTCATGGAAGGCGAGGGCCTCTATCGAGCGGCCTTCCTGGTCAATGTGGCGGCGATCGTCGAATCGGGGGATCCTGACTTCGTCAGCGATCTAGCGGGCTTCTACATCTCCGCCGTCCGAGACCTGCTGGTTCACAACGGATCGCTGGGCGGCTTCGCTCAGACGTCGGCCTGGAAAGGCTCGCGTACCGATGACCTGAAGCCCGAGGACGGCCGCTCGATCGCCGCTGGGACCAACGTCTTCCACGTCTATGTGTCCGGCGTCGTCCAGCGCGGCGCCGGTCTGAAAGCTCCGCCCGAAGAACCCTACGAAGAGATCGAACTGCCCACCATCACGGATGTCGAGGTGGCGCTCAAACCCGAGGAGATCGCGTGACCAGATTTCGTGTTGCATCTACCAAGCTCGAGGAGATCCACTCAGGTGCGTCTTTCGCCCCCGGCGAGGAGGCAGTCGGCTTCGATCCCGGCAACCCCGAGGACGCCCGCAAGCTCGCAGAAGGGCTGTTTGTGGAGATCCAAGAGGAGACCGTACGACCGCCTAGTGAGGCCGCTGTCAAGAGAGCCGAGGAGCTGGGCGTCGACCTCAATGACGTTACGCCCACCGGAAAGACGGGCATCACCGTCGCCGATGTACAGCGAACCCACGATAATCAGGAGGCAAGCAAGTGAGTCCCCTACCTGGAGTCAGCTACGAAACGCGGGACAGCTCCGGGGTATCGGGGCCGCCGCTTGATACCGCCACGGCGTTCGTCGGTGGGCTGGCCGAAAGAGGCCCCGTCGACAAACCGCGCTTCTGCACGACGCTCCCGCAGTTCGAAGCCATCTATGGAGGCGAAGTCTCCTATGGCTGGTTGTGGTGGGCCGCGAAACTCATTCCGCAGGAGGGTGGCGCTGGCTGCTGGTTCCAACGGGTTGTGGGTCCGGCTGCGAAAGCCTCCACGGTCAAACTGACCGATGGCAGCAAAAACACGCTCCAGGTCGACGCCGTCTCGCCCGGTGCCTGGGGCGACGACATCGACGTGAAAACCGAAGTGGGGGGCGGCAACGTCACCTACACCGTCGTCTTCAAAGGCGTCAACGTCGAGGTCTCGCCGGCGCTGGCGACCAACGCCGACGCCGTCGCGTGGGCGCTGAACTCCGAATACGTCCGCTTCACGGATCTCGGCGGGGCCGACCCGACGGCGCAGACGGGCAACCTCGCCGGTGGCGACGACGATCGCGCCAGCATCACCGACGAACACCGGAAAGCAGGGCAGGCGCTATTTACCGACGATCTCGGGCCTGGCCAGGAACTCTTTCCAGGCGCCACCACCACGGTGATGCATACGGCGCTCCTTGTACAGTCGCTTGCGAGAGACCGAGCAGCGGTTCTCGACGGCGCTGACACGCATACGGTGGCGACGCATCTCGCCGAGTGCGCGACCCTTAGGGCTTTGGGCTTCCCGGCTGACGCCGGGTCTCCCTTCGGGCCTTGGCCGGTGGTGCCTGGGCCGGCGCCGGGCACGACGAAGGCCGTCCCACCTTCCATCATCGAGGCCGCGAAAATGGCCCGCCGGGACTTGGAGACCTTCGATCCGGTGATCGGCGTCGGCAACCCAAACGAGCCCGCGGCTGGAGTCCACAACAACGCCGGGGTCTCGCGCACTGCGGTCGGCCTCTCGCAGGAAGCCTGGACCGACACCGAGCGGGAAGCTCTCAACAACGCGGGCTTCAATGTCTTGCGGGTGCTGTACGGCCAGGTCGTCACCTACGGCTACCGGACGTTGGCCAACCCGGTCACCCGGCCACTGAACGTGTGGCTGAGCAACCGCCGTCTCGACATGGCAATCCTGGCCAAGGCTAGGGCGATCGGCGAGGAATTCAACTTCCGCCAGATCGACGGCCGTGGACGGATGCTGAACGAGTTTGGCGCGGCTCTCGCAGGCCGCGTCCTGATGCCCTACTGGGAAATCGGGGCGCTCTTCGGAGACACGCCCGAAGACGCATTCGGCACAGAGACCGGCGACCAAGTTAACCCGCCCGAGCAACTCGAAGAAGGGCTGGTCAAAGCTGAGATCGAGGCCAAACGCAGCCCTCTCGCCGAGCGAGTAAAGCTGATCTACGTGAAGGAGGAACTGTGAGCGGCGAGCTTAAGTACCAATGGATCGTTGAAGTCTGGGTCGAGGGCCTGGGCAACCTCGGGAAGTTCGACCAGTCCACCGGTGGCATGGGCGACTCCGAGGAGAAGAAGTATCGCGAGGGTGGAGAGGTCGCCGAGTCAGTGCTGGGCGGCGCCAAAATCCGCAGCAACGTGTCGGTCGAACGCCTGTGGCGGACCGAACGTGACGGGCCGATCTTCAAGCCCCTAGACAACGGCCGCGGCGCTCGCCAGATGATCATCACCAAAACGCCAGCCGATGCGGATCTCAATCCGGTCCTGCCTCCCGGCATGGGGCCGCTGATCTACCGCGGCAAGGTCAAGGCCGTCACCGGCCCCGACACCGATTCGAACGACTCCAGCGGGGAGACCAAGCTCATCATCGAGCAGTCCACCGCTGGCCCCGTCGGCTAGCGCCGACCCACCTACAAAGGAGAGAGACCATGGAGGAGAACTCCACGGCTGCCCTTGCCACGGGCGGCGTGATAGATGGTGCCCCGAAACCGACGAGCCTCGGCGAGGAGCTGGCGGCGACGCGGGAAAAGCTGGCGGACGAGCGCAAGCCCAAGCTCTTCGAGCTGCCCGGGTATGGCCCGAAGCTCCAGGCGAAATACAAGGTCGTCGACTACGACGAGGTCAATGCCATCGGCGACAAAGTTGGCGAGCAGGTCCGCGCCGAGCAGATCGACGATGCGGTCCTGGCGGGTCTCAGCGACACGTTGGTCGCCGGGTGTGTCGGTTTCTATACCGAGGTCAACGGGAAGGTCGTTCCCCTCGAGGAGGTCGAGGATCTCGGTGAGGGGCCAATCCTGTGGGGAGACAGCCGCTTGTGGTCGCTTCTTCGCCTGGAGGCTCAGGAGGGCGAAACCCTGCGAGTGCGTGCCGCAATACGCAAAATCCTCGGCGACGACAAGATGCTCGTCGTTGAGCACGCCCAGGACGTGACCCGCTGGATGGAGCGCGCCCGTAGGCAGGTAGACACCGATTTCTAGAAAGCCTCGCCGGGGATCGCCGCGTTCGCGCGGCGGCCAAGGCGGGGCTTCTTGGCTTTGATCGGGATGCGTACCTCGCCGAGCGAGACCCCGGCAAGCAGGTGCTGAACGCGGCGCTGATCGACGAGGCCGATCGCGTCCGCGCCGACTGGAGAGAGGAACTGGCCGTGCGGATCATCTCCGCCCTTGGCCGCTCAATGTGACCTGACCGAGGAGGTGAACCCGTGGCATCGTCCCTATCCGAGGAGCTGCTTGCAATCCGGCTGGAGCTCAAAGGGGTTCGCGAAGCAGTTTCCGGTCTGCACTCGGTTGATGATGCGCAGAAGGGCGTTGCGTCCTCCACGACTCGCACCGGGGTGGCTGCCGAGAAAGCGGAGAAGAAAACGTCTCGGCTCTCCCGAGCGTACGCCTCGCTAGGCAAGACGGCGAAGTGGGGCCTCGGCTTCCTCGGTGTCGGCGGCGTCTTCGCGCTGAAGTCGGCGATCGACAACACCGAGGAACTGTCAAAGACGACGGTCGGACTGACGCGCAACTTTGGGATGCAGACGAATGTCGCCTCGCGCTGGGCCGCTGTTGCGCACGCGCGCGACATCGACTCCAAAGCGCTGGGGATGGCCTTCGGCACGCTGTCGAGCCGCATGGTCGAAGCGGGGCGCAAAGGCGGCACTGCCTTGACGCCGTTTCACCAGATGGGGCTGACCCAGGAAGAAGTGGCGAAGGGGGCGCACAACTTCGAGTGGGGACTGATGCGGGTTGTCAGCGCCCTTGGCGATATGGAGGGTGGCGCGAAGCGCACGACGGCCGCGAAAGCGGCATTCGGTAAAGGCTTCCAGACGTTGGTGCCGCTGATGTCCGAAGGCACCAAAGGTCTCAAGGAAATGCTGCATTGGTCGGACGAATACGGCGTGACGCTCGACGGCAAGACCAACAGCGCGATCATGGACATGGTCAACGCTCAGCGCGAGAGCAAAGTCGCCACGCTCGGGCTTCAGATCGCGCTGACCAGGGCTCTTATGCCAGCGATCGAGGGTGGGCAGCATGAACTTCAGAAGTTCATCGCGACGCTGAACGACCCTGACCTCAGCGCCGACCAAAAGCTCCACCGGATCGAACAGCAGCTCCTCGGTATCGAGGACACGCTGATCGAAATCGTCTCCGATGCCCTACCGCGGGTGGCAGAACATGGCGGCGAGCTCGGGGTGAAGCTGGCTGGCGCGGTGTGGCACGGGTTCTGGAAGTCGGATCTGCTTGGGAAGGTGGTCATCGCGGGTTGGATCTTCCGCATGTTCGGCGGCGAGGCCCTGGCTAAGGCAGGGGCTACGAGGGTCGGTGGGATGATCGGAACCCGAATGGGGCTTGGTGTCGGCGCTGGCCTAATTGGCGCCTACATTGGCTATGAAATCTGGGAAAGCCTGTCAGACAGGACTCAGGCGGAACTGGCTCTGACCGCTGAAAAGATGGGCATCGATTTCGCCAACTTCTTCGTTCGTAGTTGGAATGCAGCCAACCCGCTTCCATTCGGCATAGGCGACAAAGGCGAATTCGAGCCGCGCCAGCATGACCTAACGCCGGCAGAAGCCTTTGGTCCTCCGATTGGCAAAGGCTCGGCACCTGGGGTTGGCGGGGTGATTGGCAAGGGCAAGACGAAGCGTGAAGTGTATGAAGGACTGTGGGGTCAGCCTCCGCCTCCTGGACCTCCGCCGTGGCCACCGCCAAAGCGCAAGCACCGGCAGCTCTCAGCCATAGAGACGCCGCGTCTCCCTCGTCTCAACTTTGATTCGGTCAGTGGAGGGGCGCGCGAGACGGTCGTGCACACCCACATTCATCTCGATGGCAAAGAGATTGCGGAAAGCACTGCGCGTCATGTCGCCGCAGCCGAAGCACTTGGCTAGGTCGAGGTCTCGCTGTCGAGTTGCTCCCAAGGATTGACTCGCGGCTCAGCGTTCGCCTCCGAGCGCCTGAATAGGTAATACCCCATCGTCCTGCCCTTCACGGCAATATTTTGGCCTGACGACATAAATTTGTCTCGGCTCTGAGAGCCCTCCTCGACGAACACGAAAGAGCCGGTAATCAGCTCCCAGCCCTCCCGGCACACAGAGTTGAGGATCGCGGTCGGATCGTTGGTCTTCTTCGTGTTCGTGCTGCCGATCATGGCAACGATGACCGCGCCTTGGCTCATTACGTCGAAGCAGCACTGGAAGACATGGTCGCCTTCGTCATAGGCTGCGCGCGCACGGCCGGCTGGGGTATCGAAGAACGCGCGTTTCGCACTCTCAATCGCAGCCAAGCGGCGCTGGTCTGCCGCACGACGCTGCTGCTCTTCCTTCGCAGCTTGCAACGCCGCCTTTTCCTCGGGTGACTTCCTGAGCGCCATCTACAGGGCCGCGACTGTACCGAAACTCGATCCCTCGAGAGGTCTACCTATGAAGCCCGTCCGGATCATCGCCCAGAACCCCAATATCGACATCACCATCCCGATGGGGGATGGGCCAGCGAAACCAGTCGGCGGGCTAGGTGGGTGGGTGCCCGTGGCCCTGGTCGACGATATCGCTGGCGTCGACTGGCAAGGGCAAGACGGCCTCACCGAAGACGTGCCGCTGTTGCTCAACGGGCTCGAACGCGACGACCCGGTCGACCGCGAGTGGAACACGATCAAAAAGCTGGGCCGCGACGCCAACGGTGACGAGCGCCGACCTCCGGTCTTCAAGGTGTATGGCGCCGTGGAATACCCGGGCAAGGCGTGGGTGCTGCCTGCCAACGGGATCGAGGTTCTGGAGATGGACAAGCGCGTCGGAAGCGGCGAGCTGCTGCGCGTCGAATTCGTCCTTCACCTCCTCGAGTACACCTCTCCCGACGTGATCAAGGACCGGCGCCGGAAGAAGCACAAGAAGGTCGCCCGGGTCGGCAACAACGTCGCCGTCGGCGGCACCTACACCACGAGCAAAGGCGACACGCTGGCCAAGATCGCCGCGAATCTCCTCAACGACTGGAAGCGCTGGGAAGAGATCGGCAACAAGAACGGCCTGAGCGATCCCAACCGGGTGCTGCCGGCCGGGAAGCGGCTCAAGGTATGAGTCCGACCGCTACCGACCAGCGCAGCTTGGATCGCGTGCAGGGCATCGACTCAAGCCTCAACGACTTGGTGCTGCGCGACGGGCGCCAGTTCGCTGTCGAGCTAGGCGGCTCGATCATCCCTACGCCAACGATCACTCGCACGATCGACGGCTCCAGCTCGGTCAAATTCACGATCCACGATCACGACCTCGACTTCCTCGACGCCGAGATGTTGAACCAGAAGCTCGACGCTCAGATCGACGGCCTCTGGTTCAGGCTCATGGGCGCCGATCTCGATGGGCCGCAAATTGGGATCACCCTGCAGGACCGCGAGATAGCGATTCTCAGCGAACACACCGAGCCCGTCTCCGTCTACCGGGAACCGAAGAACGGGCCGAAAACCACCCGCGCCGAGTTCCTTGTCGGCCTGGTCCGCAAAGCTCTTCCTCACGCCCCGATCTACTGCCCGCAGCTCCACAACGTCCAGCCGATCGAAACCGAACGGCAGGGGAAGAAAGCCGGGGAAGACGCGAAGGAGAACCGCGGCAAAGGCCTCGGTGCTGCCAAAGGTTTGAAGGTGAAGGGCGCCGCGGCGACCCCAGCGCAGCTCGATCTTGGCGAGCGCGCGCTTCGCGTTGCCGAATCGCACAAGGCGCCGTTCCGGGTGAGCGTCGCGCTGATAGCGGCGCTGATCGACGAGTCGGAAATGGGGGCGGCAAGTAGCAATGTACTCCAGGCAGAACCGTTCATCGCCCAGGGCGCCAGCACGTCAGCCGAGGCGGAGATCGCGGGATTTCTGACCGGCAAGAACTGGACCGGCACGGGAGCGATTCCCTACTTCAAGGCCCACCCCCAGGCGGAGCCGGCCGATATCGCGACCAACGTCCAGCACAACCGCGACGGCGCCAGTTCCTACGCACCCTTCGTCGCCGAAGCTCGCGAGTGGGTCGAACTCATGGACGGTGGGGAATTTGCGGGTGGATCCCGCACCGTCGAAGAGCCCTACAAATTCGAGGTCTGCGTAGAAGAGGGCGGAGAAAAGCAAGACAAGAACTGGTGGGAGGGCATCAAGCGCGAAGCCAAGGTCGTCAACTGGCGCGCCTTCTTCGTCGCCGGCCGCTTCTTATTCCTCGACGAGATCGAACTCTTCCGCGGCATGGTCCGCTGGGCGATCGACCGCGAGACGCCCGGTATCCAGAAAGTCAAGGGCTCGTGGCGCGCCAACCGCCCCGCGACCGACATCACCATCGAGGCCTTCGCGAGCCACTGGAAAGTGCCCCCTGGTGGAGTGGCAACCATCGGTGGCTATGGCCCGTACAGCATCGGTTTTGGCGACGCCCCGCTGAAGAAGGGCCAGGTCGGCATCAGCAACAACCGGAACGCCAAGACGGGCGAAGGGCATGCTCGCTACCTCCTGGAGACGATCGAATCGCCGCTTCGCGACTCCGATGTAAGTGACCTGAAGCTGATCACTGCCAAGCTGCGCAAGCCGACGGCCCCGTTGCCCGAGCCCGCGGCGAAGACGAAGACGCTTTCGGCCGGGTCCGGGGGCGGCAAGAGCCCGCTGGCCCCGGCCGATGCACCCCCGGAGATCGCCGCGATGCTCGCCGAGATGGAAGCGCTTGAGGGCACCCCCTACAAATGGGGCGGCGGCCATGACTCCGTCGCGACCCGAGAGTCCGAATACGACTGTTCCGGCGCTCTCTCTCGCGTGTTCCATGTCGCGGGCCTCCTCGACGAACCGTTGACCAGCGGGGCGATGGCAAAGAAGTTCGAGGCGGGCAAAGGAGATTGGTTCGTTCTCTACGCCAACGCCGCTCACGCCTGGTGCGAAATCCGCACCAGCGAAGGCTGGAAGGAGTGGGAAGAGGGCGGAGCCAACGGAGACCACGCAGGCTTCTTGTCCGCTGGCACTCAGTCCCCGTCGGGCTATAGCGCTCGGCATCCGAGAGGACTCTGATGGACGATCCACGCCAGCTCGGCGCCGGCGCCGTGGCTCGGTCCTCGGCCCAGATTTTCGACGGACTGATCCTCGACGATGCGGTCGGCCCCGGCCGGGCCGTGCGCTGTACGCGCCCTCGGGTCGATTCGAACGCGGCCACCGACCCGATGCCCTGGAAACCGTTCACGGCGATCTCCGCCGGCGGTGAGTTTTGGCCCAAGCGTGGCGACCGCGCTGTCCTCGTCTACCCGATCGACGGTCCGCCGGTGATCGTCGAGTGGTGGCCGGCGGAAGACGCCGTTCCCGACGTCCCTCTCTGACCCTCGAAAGGAGTCTGCCGTGGCCGACGTTCCCCACTTCGCGCTGCCATTTCGCGTCGTCAACGGCGCCATCGCGGTAAGCGAGCAGGGCTCCGTCGAGGAGATCGAGGACTGCGTCGAATCGATCCTGAGGACCATCGTCGGCACGCGCGTGCTCGATGCGCCGGACTTCGGGATCCCCGACGAGACCTTCGTCCAACAGACGCCGAACTCCAGCGCCGAGCTCTACGTCGGAGCGATCGAAGCGCAGGAGCCGCGGGCGCGAGTGCTTGGCACGGCCCGGCTGCTCGAGCTGGCGGAAAAGCACGTGACCATCGAATCGGAGGCATAGGTGTCCAAGTTCGCTGAGCTGTTCCCCAACGTCGATCCGACGGCAGTCAAAGCCGAAATGGAGGAAGCGATCCGGGCCAACGTCCCGGGCTGGGAACCCAAGCCCGGCAACCTCGACACCTGGATCAATGAAGCTAAATCACGCCTGTGGGCAATTCTGATTCAGCAGGCGTCGACGATGGGAGCCGCCGCCTTCGGGACCTTTGGGCGGACGATCTCCAAAGTGCCACCGATCTTGGCCGCACCGGCCACGGTGACCAGCACTTGGACGGCGATCAACGAAGACGGCCACACGATCAAAGACGGGACCGAAGTAAAGATCCCCGTTCCTGGCGGTGAGCCGGCTGGCTTCATCGTCGTCGGGGATGTGGCGATCACGCCTGGAGACACCTCCACTGCCGCCGGCGAGGTGCTGTTGCAGGCCATCGAACCCGGGACGGCGAGCAACGAACTGGGCGGTGAAGCCACGCCGATCAGCGCCGTCGTCTTCGTCGACACGATCACGCTTGTCGGTGAAACCTCTGGGGGCGTAGACGAAGAGGACGAAGACGCCTACCTCGACCGCCTGACCGAAAAGCTCCAGACTCTCGCGCTCTCGCTGATCCTGCCGCCGGACTTCGAGATCGACGCCCGTGACACCCCCGGGGTCGCTCTCGCGCTCTGCTTTCCCGCCTACAACGCCGAAGCAGAAGAAGAGGAAGCGCTCGCGATGACGGTGGTCCCGAGAGACGCAGCAGGCGCTTCTTGCAGCGCCCCGGTCAAAGCCGACTTGAAGGGCGCCCAGGAAGCGAAGCTGATCAGCGGGGTCGACTATTTCCTTGCCGATCCCACGCACTCCAAGGTGGACGCCTTCTCATCGATCGTCGTTGCCACCGGCTTCGACCCCGTCGTGGTGGTGGCTGCGGCGGAGGCGCGGAAGGCTGCCTATCTGGATTCAGCGAACTGGGGGGTGTCCAGCGCGAACCCAAAGGTCTGGGAAAACCGGACGAAGGTCTACTTCAACGAGCTGATCTCCGAGATCGATCGTGTGCAGGGAGTCGATCGCGTCGTCTCGCTGCTGCTCGGTGGGGGCACCGGCAAAGCCTTCACGGTCGCGGCATCGACGGACAAACTCACCTCAGCCGCCCATGGCTTCGCCAACGGCGACGCGGTAGTGCTGCGCACGGGTCTGGCACCCGGCGCCCCGCTGATCGCCGGCACCGTCTACTACGTCCGCGATGTCGAAGCGAACGCCTTCAAGCTCGCCGCCGGGGTCGGGGGAGCAGCGATCAACGTAACTGCTGACGGCTCCGGGACTGCGGTGAAACTAGGGATCACGGACCTGACGCTGCCTGGCCTCGCCCCTGTATCGGAACCGGGCGAGATTGGGGTGACGGTCGAATGAGCCGCTTCCCCGTAGACGAAATCTTCTGGCGGCGAACGGAGGACTCGGCAGTCGTTTACTTTGGGCGCCACTACTCCGTCGAAATCGTCGAGGCGGGTACCGAAGACCTTTTGACTCTCTGGTCCGCCGAGGAAGGCGGCGACGAAGTCGTTCAACCGCTGGTCACCGACGACGACGGCCGAGCACTGGGCAAAGACGGCGTTCGGCCATGGTCCGATACTGCGGACTACGACGTGCTCGTTAATGGGGAGCGGTACCCGAAACGTGCCCCTGCCGGTGGCGGAGGTGGCGGCGCGGTCGATTCAGTGGCTGGGAAAACCGGCGACGTCACTCTCGAGCCCGGTGACATCGAGGGGCTGGAGGACCGCCTTCCATTCGCCAACGTCAAGGCCTTTGGTGCAAAAGGCGACGACGATGACGACACGGAGGCGATCAAAGCGGCGATCGCCAGCTTTGGCGCAGCAGGCAACTCGTTCGGCGACACCGGAAATGCACAGGAGGCGGGAGTCCTCTACTTCCCGCCCGGTGTCTTCGTCACCAGTGAGACGCTAAAGATCTTCCCCGGCCTCGTCATTCTCGGCGCCGGCGCCTCGGCCACCCAGCTCAAGCTCGCCGACGGCGCTGACTGCGACCTGCTCCAGACCGAGGGCTTCGACGAACTGAGCGGGACCGAATCGGAGGAAGGCCCCTTCAAGTTCGCGATCCGCGACATCTGGCTCGACGGCGGTGAAGGAAGCACCGAAGGCCGCGGGGTGGCGATCTATGGCCGCTACTACCTGATCGACAGCGTGCAGATCAGCGGCTTCCCGGGGGCCGGTCTGTGGTCGAAGTGGGCGCCCAGTGGGGACCAGATGGAGGCCTCGGTCCGCAACGTGAAGATCATGGGCTGCGGCAGCCCGACCGAGCCAGCTCTTGACTGGCGAGGCCCGCACGACTCCAACTTCCAAGACGTCCAGGTCATCCGCCCCAACGGCATCGGCATCAGGACGAGCGAAGGGTCTGCAGCGGGAGCCTCGTTCGTCAACTGCCATGTCTGGGGCGAAACCGAAAACTACAAAATCGGCTGGCAACTCGACCAGAACGCTTACCTGATCAACTGCCAGGGCGAGGGGGCACTGGAGACGCAGCTCTGGATCAAACAGGGCGAGTGCATCGTCATCGGCGGGCACTACTTCGGCTTCGGAGAGGTCGGCGAAGAACTCGACGAATCCACCGCGATCCGCATCGGGGAAGAAGGCGAACACTTCCCCGAAGGCCTGCGGATCGCAACGCGGGCGTCGGGCTCGAAAGTCTGCGTCGACTTCGACCAGGACTCCGGCAAGAGTGAGATCTCGGTCCTCTGTGAGCCGCGCGAAGGCGGCGTGGTCAGCACCGGCACCCCGGCCACCTCTAGCCACACCACGCTGATCAGCGATTCCCCGGCCACCTCCATGTACCAGGCGCCGAAAGTCAACAGGACCATCGCCTCGGCCACCTCGATCGAGATCCCGCCCGGCGTGGTCTTTGTCCGGATCTCCGGGTCGGCAGACATCGAGGAAATCGAAGCCAACGCCGATGGGCAGATCCTCATCCTGAAATTCGAGTCGACGGCGAAAGCGGTGGACGGCGGGAACCTGCACCTCAACGGCGACTTTGAAGGCGAAGACGCGGTGCTGATGCTGGTATGCGACGGGGCGGACTGGTTTGAGATCGGCAGGGAAGGTGGCGCCGCTGAACTCGGCTACACCGCCGAGGATGTCGCCAAGAAGGTCCAGTCACTCAGCGGGGAAAGCGAAGACGAGTATCCGAGCGAGAAGGCCGTGCAGCTCGCTCTCGCCACGAAGCAGCCACTTGACTCGGATCTCACGGCTATCGCAGCTTTGGCGACGACGGCCTTCGGGCGGGAATTGCTCACTCTGGCCAACGCGGCAGCGGGTCGTACCGCTTTTGGCCTCGGCACCGCGGCGACCCAGGCAAGCACTGCGTTCGACGCCGCAGGTGCCGCCGCTGCGGCTCAGGCAGCATCTCAGCCCCTCGACAGCGACCTGACTGCTATCGCTGCCCTCGCCACGACCGCCTTTGGTCGCGAACTTCTGACGCTTGCCAACGCCGCCGCGGGGCGGGCTGCGCTCTCGGCGGCATCGATCGCCGAAGTAGAAGCCGCGATCCAGAAATCCCTGGTCGACGCCAAGGGAGATCTGCTGGTCGGCACCGCCGACAACACGGTCGCGCGCAAGGCAGCGGGTTCCAACGGAAAGGTGCTGGGGGCGGCGTCGGGGGAATCCGATGGACTGAAGTGGCTCGACAACAACCGCATCATCGAGTACCCGATCGTCATCGTCCCCACCGTGACCACTCTGGCCGGCTTCTTCATACGCGCCGCGGCGGGGGAGACCCTGAAATTGATCGGGGTTCGCCACAAGCTCGCGAGCGGGACCTGCAAATGGAAGATCAAACGGACGACTTCTGCCGGGTCCAGCTCAGAACCACTCAAAGAAAAAGAATCGAAATCTGAAGCCCAGGAAACGACCTCCGAACAGGAACTCGCCGACAAAGACCTGATCGAGTTCATCTGCGAATCGGTCAGCTCTCCCGGCCTCGGCTACTTCACCGTCCTGATCGAAAAGACGAGGTCCTGATGTTCTTCGAACGGGTCGTCAAGGACAACAACCCGAAAGGGCTGTGGTTGCTCAGTGAGACCGCTGGCGCGACCGCGAGCGACAGCTCCGGCAACGCGCAGAACGGGTCGATCAAAAACGGACCCACGCTCGGGGTGGCCGGCCCAATCCCGGAGTTCGGCGCCATCACCCTCAATGGGACGAACCAATGGATCAGCGTGCCCGACTCAGCGACTGTCGACCTGGGCGATGTGTTCACCTATGCGGCCTGGTTCAAGCGCTCGGCCACCGGCGGTACCGACTGCCTTCTCGACAAGGGGCCGAACGCCGCGATCCTGCGCTTCGATGGGGAAGACCGGCTCCTCTTCCGCCGCAACAGTGTTGCTGATATCTGCAAGTCGACGACGAAAATCGTCGACTTCAACTGGCACCACGTCGTCGCAACCAAGAACGGCGCCACGGTCAAGCTCTACCTCGATGGGGTCGACGTCACCGGGTCGGTGACCAACTCGACCTGCACGAACACCGCGGTCGTCCTCTCGATCGGTGCCTCCGAAGCCGGGGCGGAAGACTTCTTTCGAGGCTCGCTGGCCGGCGTCGCGGTCTTCGCGACGGCGATCGCCGAAGCTCGCGTCAAGGCCCACTTCGACGCTGGCACTCGCTTGCTGGCGATGGTGGTTTGAGATGCCCATCGTTATCGACCCGCCTGCTTCACCGCCGCTCCCGCCTCTTGTCGATGACAGCTCCAACCTCTGGGAGCT